CGCATAATGCGGGTCTCCGGTGGACGAAAGTTCGCTTACGATCTTGTACCCTTATTAGACTCTGAACAGATATGACACGTCAACGTACGCGTACACGCCCTGAAGGACCGACAGGCTTTGCGAAAGCACTGGCTGGCGGATTGTTCGATACAATCACTCCTGCAGGATACGTGTTCGACGAATGTAGCGATGTCGTTGGCAACCCTAATGGTGACAATCCCCTTTTCTTGTCTCACTCTTGTGGGACTCGATGGAGGGCGAGTGGCATCATAAACGGTTGGTGGGCTACTACGAACGTGGCCTCTGTAGTAAGTGTAGCTGGCTTTGCCAACTATACATACACTACAATGGCCCCGCAAGTTAGCCGCCCGTCCAACAATTCTCTCCTAGCCGAGGGCTTAGCGAAAACTAATCCGAATCGTCCGCAGGTAGATTTACCTGTGGCTTTAGCGGAATTTCGCGAAATCCCGAAGCTCCTAAAGGATTGGTGCGACAAACTGATCTCAAAGCCGTCATTCGTTGCTCGAGAGAATCTTAACGATCTCCCTCGTAGCACCGCGTCACGGCACCTTGAGTGGCAGTTTGGTATTGCACCATTCTTAAAGGATTTAGGAACGGCTCTCCAATTCCAAAAGAACGTCCAAGCGAAGCTTGACGCTCTAGAACAACTGGGGAAACCGGGAGGTTCTGTTCGTAGTGGCACTGTATATAGGGATGCTTATGAACATTCCTTTGTCCACGGACCAAACTATGCTACCTCTCTTTATCAGGAGAGTCGGCAGGTTTGGCACCGGGACGCGGTCGAGAGAAAGTCTTGGGTATCCACGAATTGGATCCCCACGGTTCCTCTACCCGTTACAGTCGAAGACAGATATTTGTTAGCCATTCGAATGGCCTATGGCCTTGAGATTAGCCTCTCTACGATTTGGGAGGCTTTCCCTTGGTCATGGTTGATCGATTGGTTTTCAAATGTTGGAGATTTAATCGGAGCTTATCGGAACGCTGTTCCGGTAAAGTTCGGAAACTCCTGTCTTATGGACTATACCGTGTTGACGAGAAATCTTCACCACGTCTCTTTCGGACCGGGGTCCACCCTGGCTATTGAGATGCCAAGGTTCTTGTATGAAGAGAAAGTTCGTACACCCTTTGGTAGTTTGTTGCCACCAACTGAGTATAATATCCCGTTTCTAAGCGGGAATCAAGTGGCTATTCTTAGTTCCTTATTGGTGCTAAGAGGCACCAATCCTTTAAGGAACTAACTGTCATGGCAATTGCCAACCCTCTCGTGATCACCCTCGGTGGATCTGGCGGAACCGCCAAATCCCTCCCGAAGATCAATCAGGACGCCTATGGTTCGGAGTATTATCTCCGTGAAGCTACGCAGGAATTCCGGGTTAAAATCCGGCACACCCGCGAGTCAGCCAACGCCGCCGGCGTGATTCTCGAACGTCATAATTTCGAGATCACGCAGACCGTCTTTGGCACCTCGGGCGCCCCCGACACTGTGCGACAAGCGTATGTCGTTCTTCGTAACACGAAGACTGACACTCTTGTCGACATCACAAATGTCGGCACTGCACTGTCCTACTACATGGACGCGACTCACTTTGGGGACCTCGTTGGCTGGGTTAACTAGTACCCTAGCCCTCGTGTGCCTCTCGGTGGCTGTCGCCGCACTTATAGCGGGTTGCAGCGCGTTCTCCTTTCGTCTCGGTGAACTCTCCTGGAATGGAGAGACCCCCGGGTATACGGTTGGAGCTGAGAGTACCTTTCTGAAGTAGTTCTCAGAAAGGCGGTGGTTGCCCTTCCGTCAATCAGGAGAAATCCTTCATGACTAAAAGGGAAGACCTAGACAGATTTGCAGACGCTCTTGCCGCGGTCCTCCTGGACTGCGACATGAACTACCCACAAGACCACTTGAACTGGATACGCGATAGCAAGCGTGTCCACCAAAACGTTCGTTCTCGCGGTATAGGGTTTGTGACCCTAGACCTGCCTGTGCTGGGGGACTGGCTTCTCGCCAGTCTCACAGCAGGACGTCTAATTGATGATGCAACGGTGCCCTCTGGGCGCCGTCGTTCTCATCATGACTGTAGGCCCCGATTCCTTTGGGGGCTATGGTCACGTCTTTTTGACGAACGTGGTCTCCTTCTTGACGATCCCGATCCTACTGCCCTCTTCCTGCTTCTCACAGTAACCAATCTGTGGAAAAAGGTAGAGGTCGAATGTCGTCCTAGAGTAATCCAGGACGCATACGAAGAGTACTTCGAGATCGAAAACGATATGATACCCTCGTCTCCCTTCTGGGATGGCGAGGATTGGCCCGAAGTTACACGAACAAGTTTGTCAGACTTGCAGTATAACGAATTCATCGGTCCAATCGATCGGCGTCATACCGTCCTCTTGGAGGACTACCAACACACAATTAACGAGCTTATAATACCGCTCGGTATCTTCCATCCGGAAGATGTTGTTGGTAGACATGGACCTGGAGCAGTTTCTGACTTGGGACGGAAAGATGATAAATACAACTTTCCTACTTGGCCAGAAAAGCTCGACCGTCTCTTTCCTAAAGATCATCACGCGGTTCTCAATCCGCAAAGTGTTCTCTTGGACGAAGACGCCCCGTACCTTAAAGATGAGGAAGTATATAGTTACCTCACCCACGTACCAAAGACTCAGAAGGCCCCTCGGCTCATCGCCGAGGAACCTACCTGTCATCAATGGATACAACAAGGTGTATCTGATATTCTCAGAGAACGGGTAAAGCGAACTGTACTTGGGAAGTCGATCGATTTCTTCGATCAACGACCTAGTCAGGACGCCTGTCGATCTGCCTCTGTTTCTGGTGACGCGTGCACCATAGATTTATCGTCCGCTTCGGACCGTATGAGTACTTGGCTCGTAGAAAGGGTGTTTTCGAGGAATATATCCCTCTTAGACGCCTTCCAAGCGTGCCGTACTCGGTTCCTTCGGCAGGATAGATATCAGCACCTTCCTGAGTCGGTTAAACTTAGGAAGTATGCCTCTATGGGTTCTGCACTAACGTTCCCAGTTCAGTCTATTGTTTTCGCTTGTTTAACCATCGCTGTAGGTAGACACCTACATCCCGATCAAACAATCGATCGAATAGCTGAGCAGGTCCGGGTGTTTGGGGACGATATTGTTTGTCCCGCCACCTGGGTAGTGCCCCTCACAGAATTACTAACTCTGTGCGGGTTGAAGGTTAATTCGGGTAAGTCCTTCTCCCACGGTAAGTTCCGCGAGAGTTGTGGCCTTTATGCTTACAAGGGGTATGATGTAACCCCTTTTCGCATCCGGAAAACCCTCGATAGCGTCGATGGTGCGAGCCACGTTTCATGGCTGCAAGGTGCTTACAATGCCCACATAAAAGGGCTTTGGAACACTTCACAGTACATGGAATTACAGGCTTCAATGGGGCGTAAATTCCCCACTGTTCCTGTCGGTGCACCTCCAATCGGCCTACCTACCTTTTCACGAGGACCCTCATCACTCACCAAGTATTGGTGGGACAAAGGTCTTCAGAAATGGTTTGTAGACGGTATCGGCTTCAGACTGAAGACGGTACGTCAACGGGTCGACGACGGAGTCA